CGTTTTACCTGCACTGCGGTTTCATGCGAACAGAGGTTGCCCATGTCACTCACATCATGCTGCTAGGCGACACCTGAATCACTCTATCGACCAGCAGCACCCTGACTCGAACGTCTGCAATGGGTCGACAGCTGCCGTTCATGTATGGCTTAACGCGGGGCAACTGGATAGGGATTCGAACCCCGCCTGTCGTCACCTCAGGCCGCTTAAGGCCAACGAAACCGGACTTTATCGCTCAGCTTTTTGACGTTCTGCGATCTATTGCGGCCGTAAATTTGCCCTAAACATCATTTTATAATTCTACTTCCGTCCCGAGGACATTCCTTCTGTCGTAGATTGAACGCGGTGATAACGCCTCCCGATCAGCCGAACGTTATGCCATTTGTGCGGTTGTTAGGCGATGAGATTACTCGCCTAGCCGGCCTTGGTGATCATTAATCACTCGCTCAGCTTCCCAGTCGTAGCCGTCCGCCAAAGCTTTTAACGTAACCGCAAATCGCTGATAGCCGGCGTTCTCCACATCCTCGGCTTTGCTTCGAAACTGTTCAGCTAGTTCTCTCTCCGGCTTCCCGGTTGGATCAACCCAATGAGCACCACGTGAGTTATATGTTCCCGTTCTGAACCCGGCGCGCATGTCATCTGCCTCACGATCATTCAAGGCGGCAGCGACAGTTCGGTGTATCCATAAGCCGTCTGGATCGGGTGGGCAGTGAATCAATACTTCGCCAATATTAATTAGTGCCACTTCTAAATGGCCGGATTCAGCGCAGCCCTCCTTCACTCTTCGGAGCCATTCGGTGAAACGTTCTTTGTTAAACGTTCCATCTTCTAGTGTCCCTGGTGGAGTCTTCCACTTATGCAACAATCGCCAGGCATTTGTAGCGATTTCCTTTGATTTCTCGGTATGCTCTCTAGGCGACTGATCTTCTCGGTTAGAGCGGTAGATGAGCCTAATAACCTCACAAAAGAATTCGGAATCATTGGCTAGTCTCCTTTCGAGGAGTATAGGCTCGGCATCTCCATAATGATCGAGCAAGGGAATGTATGCCCATTCGACTTTGAAGAGATCATTCTGATTTACCGAAGTTTCTCCCTGAAGAAACTTGATCAGCTCAACAACATTATACTGATCCATTGTATAGCTAGTTTCATTGGAGGACAGTGACGCCAACAACGCCGCCACACATTGATTACTATCGATTGGCTGCTTTGCATGCCGCATCCACACTAGGCAGTTGAGTGCAGCATGGGGCCTACCATATTCAATGAGTTTCTCAACCGCAACGGCAAGATCCCCATCAATATCATACGCATTCACATCAGCGCGATGCCAATAATCACCCTCGTGCGTCCCAAGCCATCTAGAAGCGCGATCCCATGCATTCTTAGTAAAAGGCAAATAAGCCAAAAACTGTCCTACTTGCTCCGGTGTCCAACTCGACTTATCGATATCATCGCACCACTCCCATCCTTTGAGGTGATAGCGCGCCCAAATGAAGCTGCTTACCAATGCGCGACGCTTATTATCTTTTGAGGAAAGAAAGTGAGGCAGAATGGTTCGCTCAATGCCTGAATCGTTAATAACACCAAGTGCCTGACCTACCTGACCAGGTGAAGTAACAGACTCGGCAAATCGTAGAACACCCTCAAGACTATATTGCTGAAAAATTTCAAAGATTGCCGTTTCGCGTCGTTTGATTAGCTTGTGTCGCTGTTCTTCCCAGTTGCCGCTTTCTTCGTAGAGATCAAAATCGCGGCCCGTAAATAGGCTTTGATGCAAGTTTAACGGATTTTTAGGAGCGAATTGTTCAGCAACTTGCTCAATGCGACCAATCGGCTCGTCGGGTAATGCCCATTTCGCGTCTGGAAACCGTCGATGTTTGTTCGTCAATTTCGTGAGATGATTCCAAATCGAAAGTCGATGCTCTTCAGGGAGGTCTGAAACAGCCCGCGAACCAAGAGCACTAATGAGTTGATCAAAAGCAGGTTCAGGCAGACTATCAAAATGATCGATTAATGTAGATAGCTTAATGGTGTCTTCACCCGCAGTACTTACTGCAAGCTCCGCATAAAAAGATACCTGCTGCCAGTATTCTGCACGTCCAACGCCTTTTTCCCAGTCATCAGGAACTATTTTGCGCCAGTTAGGTTTATGCGTTCCGGATGAGGTCTGATGTACACCTGGAAGAAGCTCAATGATTAACTTCCAGGCGATATCGGGCCATTCATGAAGAATCGTTCGTACCGCCACCTTGCGCTTTTCTACGGATGCCAGAGTTTGCGGCAGCCATGGCAGCAAAATGGTTGTAAGAGAATTTGACGGGCGATTCGCCCATTGGCCGCCCGGGTCATGGCTGGCGAGTTCAGCAAGCGCAACACAGACACGAACCAGAAATTGTTCATCCCAAGCCAGCCCCTCCAGTGCCCAGAGAAGGCCGGTCAAATAATTACCTCCAGTAATGCCAGAGCCCTCTTGAGAAAAAAGCTCATCAAATGGACATGGGTCTAAGCGCATCGCTGCCTCAACCGCGTTTAGAAACTCTACCGGCGCAGCTTCGGCCAAAGTAGGCAGTAAATCGTTGAGACTTCCCCACAGCGTCCAATGAGCATCAGTCAAGAGCTCTCGCACGACCAATATGCAGGTTGTTTCAGCCTTCCCTTGTGTGCAGTTCCGGCACACCTCAGGGTGGCTTCCCAGAATAGCCAACCCCTCAGCTATGCCTTTTCGCAGCACCTGTGAATGCGTTAACACCTTGCCTACGACGCCTGCTCCGTATCGTTCATCAGCAGGTAGTTCGAAAGCGGGGTTTGACTCCTTTAATATGGAAAGAGCCAATGACATTAAAGTATCAAGGTTCTGATCAAGAATGCGGGAACCTAATAATGGCCAAAGCTCCACTCTATTCAGAACTCTCCAAACCCCGTTTTTGAGAGACAACGGACTGTCAGGGCAGTGGAGTAGTTCCCGCGCTTTCTTTAGCCACTCACCGTAACTTATACCTAGCAGCTCAGTGATCGCTTCGATGTCGTATTGACTTTTTTCTTGCCAGGCGCCCACCAGAATTGCCAATGCAAGATAGGTGGCATCTGGATGGCGAGCCCAATCTGTTATGGTTTTATCCTGTGCAGCCTTGAACTCATCGGGCATCTCAGCCACGGGTTTTTGCTTAAACGCATCACGAAGATCCTCTGGGATCTTGGCAAGCGTGATAGTGCCGGCGTCTTGATTCCAGGTTTGCACGACATCAACAACCCGTGACCAGACCCACTGCGGATACTGCTGCTGGAATTGGGAAATGTGTGAGTGCAGGAGTGATAGGACAACACCGAACTCGTTTCCAAGATCGTAACCGAGTAAATGAAAATGATTCAGAAAGTCATAAAGTTGATCCCGTGAAACCTCAGTGCCTCCGTTCGCTATTTTCAGATGGTACTCAATGACCGCCAATTTCTCAGAACTTTTCGAGGGACTGAAGTTCGCCTGCTCAATATTTCTGAAAAATTCGTCAACATCTTTTGTGTGCCGCGCTTGATTCAGTAACCATTGCACGTTGTGCGCGTCGGTCGCGCTGAGCGGCCCTGTGATCAGAGCAATAATATCTTTACTTCGTGTAAATATTTCGGGATTGGTGAAATCATTCCAGGCCGCCTGCATCACCTCCCCAAACAAAGCGCTGCGGAGAGTAATGTCAATAGAGTGCTTGACCTGCCCGAGGAGTTTCCGCCGCTCGTTGTTGTTTAAATTTTCTACGACAACAATAAGGTCGTCAGTATCAAAACCATCAATTTTGCCCTGAAGTTTAATTTCCACAACGGGCCAGCAGGGTAGACAAGGAGCGTGCCCGCCAGTAAGCATAAGCGCAACAAATGAGGCTTGTACATGCGCTTCAAAATGAACACCGCCACCACCGGTAGAGAATGGATTACTTAATTTTTTCTTCTTCGTCATTTCCACGCTCAGATTTATGACCAGCTATTAGTCACCTTCACAGTCGCAGGAATCATGTACATGCTGGAATAACGTCCATCCATGCATGGCTCGCTGTTCGGCTGGAGCTTCGCGCCAGAGACTTGGCAAGAAATTGCAAAACGCGACGCGAGCTGTGTGCACACTACTGACGCATCAGCGGCGTGTCCATAGCCTGGCCGAGACCAAACGCGGACGCTCATTATCGACAGTTAACTGTCCACAATTGATCTAATCGAGTCGTATAGCTTTGGCTCATCATCTCCCGCCGCATGCCCCAATCTGGGTTGCTCGGCACACTCGCGGACCGGAGCGTCCCCCTACCCCACCGTCCATTGATTTCGTCCAATACCGCCATCACTCTTGTTGCTTCAGTGGGCTGAGAAATGGCGAACAGATCGTCCGTGTATTCGCCCGGCTGGCATAGGCTCAGCAGCAGAACTTCCGCTTTGCTATAACTGAAACCAGGACGGAATAAGCGATCAAGTGCATCGACCGCCGCCGTCGTTAACACTCGAACGTCATCCGTTGGATAGGGTAGATCGATCACCACGCCGTTTGCGTATTGAGCCTCATCGGTGTTGAACATGCCGGTGCGAATGCTGACTCGAATCTTCTTGCACAGCGACCGCTGTGCTCGGAGTTTTTCTGATGCCCGCATCATGTAGGTTGCCACTGCCTCCTTGATCGGTAGCAGCTCCTTCAGTCTTTTGCCGAACATCCGGCTGCAACAGATCTCCTGCTTTGGCGGATCCGGCTCGTCCAGTTCCAGGCACGGCGTGCCAGCCAACTCCCGAGCAGTTTTCTCGATCACAACGCTGAAGTTTTTTCTCAACGTCCACGGGTCGGCCTTGGCCAGATCCATGGCGGTTTTGACCCCCATGCCATCCAAATTCATTTTCATGCGCCGTCCTACTCCCCACACCTCCGCTACGTCCGTGTTACGCAGCACCCAGTCGCGCTTGATTGGGTCGCAGATGTTCACGACGCCACCGGTTTGCGCCTGCAGGCGCTTGGCGGTGTGGTTGGCCAGCTTGGCCAAGGTCTTGGTGTGCGCGATACCAACGCCGACAGGTATGCTCGTGCAGCGCAGTACCTGGCTGCGGATCTTGCGGCCGAGGCCTTCCAAGTCATTGATGCCGGTGAGGTCGGCGAAGGCTTCGTCGATGCTGTACACCTCAACGGCGGGCACCAACGATTCGATCAGGGTCATGACGCGTTCGCTCATGTCGCCGTACAGCGCGTAATTCGAGGAGAACGGGACGATGCCGTGCTGCTTGAGCTTGTGCTTGATCTGGAAGTACGGCTCGCCCATTTTCACGTAGGGCTTGGCATCGTAGCTTCGGGCGATGACACAGCCGTCGTTGTTCGACAGCACTACGATAGGCACCTTGGCCAGGTCAGGACGGAACACGCGTTCGCAGCTGGCATAGAAGCTGTTGCAATCGATCAGGCCGAATACCGGCAGCGTCTTAGACATGGCTGCGCACGCTGCTGGTGATCACACCCCAAATTGCCAGCTCATCACCTTCAAGGACGTAACGTGGCGGATACTTGGGGTTGTCCGACATGAGGATGACGTCCCTACCGCGAAGGCACAGGCGCTTGCACACGGGTTCGTTATTCAGTAGTGCGATGACGATGTGGCCGTGAACTGGCTCGATTGATCGATCGACAATGGCCAGGTCCCCCTCGTAGATCCCCGCGCCCTGCATGCTTTCACCGGTGAGCGATACCAAGTAGACATGTGGCGCACGGATGTTCAGCACTTCATCCAACGATATCTGCGCTTCAATGTGATCCGCTGCCGGCGAGGGAAAGCCGGCCGGTACTCGGAAGAGACACATCGGCACCTTCGAGCCGCCCTGACTAATGGGACCTAGAATTGAATAACTCATGACGCACGACTTCCAGAACTGTACGAATATACAGTTAACTTTCTAGATGACTTGCGGTCAATTTTTGTAGGAAATATCAGATAGGCGGGCGGGCAATGTGCGGACGACTTTCACAGTACGACGGCATCCACGACTTTGTAGCGACGTTGAGCATGCCCAACGACCTGGTCAATAACACCGGCGACCAGCCCTTCGAGCGCTACAACGCGGCTCCCACCACCCAACTGGCGATTTTTCATCAGGAGGGCCAATACCTACACGCCGACATGGTCCGCTGGGGATGGTGTCCACACTGGGCGAAGGACCGTGCCGCACCGATCAACGCCCGGGTCGAGAAAGTAGCCCATGGTCCTTTCCTCCGTGCGATCTTGTCGGACCGGGCGATAATTGCAATCAACAACCGGTTTGAATGGGTGGATGAAGGGGAACCCAAGAAGCAGGCCTACTTGATTCGTCGACGAGACAGGGCGCCTATCCTTTGCGCCGCGATTGGGCAGTATCCCGATGCAGAGCACCCACCTGGCGAACACGACGGCTTTGTGATCATCACCGCTGACAGTGCTGGGGGCATGGTGGATATTCACGACCGACGCCCAGTGACGCTTTCGCCGGAACTGGCTAGAGAATGGCTTGACCCGGCCACGCAAAAAGAACGCGCCGAGCAGATAGCGCTGCTTAAAGGTGAGCCAACGGAGGCGTTCGAATGGTTCAAAGTAGACAGATCCGTTGGAAATGTGAGGAACCACGGACCAGAATTGATAAAGCCGATCAGCTGATCCCGTACCAAACGCCCCACTGAAACCTATCTTTTGCTCAGCTGACCTTTTTTAACTCGATTCCTAAGCTTGGTTTTAACTTACGTTTCTACGCCAGTTTCTCCAGCTCAATTCCTGAGCTAGTTTTTCAACTTCCATTTTCACGTTAGTTTTTCAAGCTCAATTCCTGAGCTAGTTTTTCAACTTCCGCTTTCACGTTAGTTTTTCAAGCTCAATTCCTGAGCTAGTTTTTCAACTTTCGTTTTTACGTTAGTTTTTCAAGCTCAATTCTTAAGCTAGTTTTTCAACTTTCGTTTTTACGTTAGTTTTTCAAGCTCAATTCTTAAGCTAGTTTTTAAACTTCCGTTTTTACGTTAGTTTTTTCAGCTCAACCCCTAAGCTTGTTTTAACTTTCGTTTCTACATTAGCTTGCAAACTCACTTCCCAATATAGGATTCGACAATCCTTTACCCCTACCGCCAACACATCGCCAGCCTACAGCCCATGAGATAAAAGGCTTCCAAGCTTCTACCCACCATAGAGACAGTTACCCTCAGTCGCAGAATCAAAAAAAATCCAACTAATTTCAAACTAACTTATTGACGCACTCACACTTCAAGCAGTATCTTTTTTCTAACAGCACTCCACCCAACGAACGCAACTCCGCATTTATCGCGGCGCTGCTCCCGCGCGAGAAAAAATCATGAGTATCTTGATGCAGCTAACGGCGATAGTTGATTTTTTAATCAAACTCACAGAATTGCTACATCTATGGGGTATCGGTTGTCCTGGCTTTATACCTTGCTGATCAGAAAAGCCCGCCCAACTCTGCCGGGGTCCAGTTCATGATTACCAATTCGCCACTGACTTCCGCTGTCCCCTGCCGTTGATTGGTTGTGGTGTAGCGGATGTCCAGAGTCTCGAAGTGGAATCCTTCGAACACACGGCGGATATCCGGATGGTCATTGATGCTGACCATCACCTTGCCTTTGCAGCGGAGCATGAAGTCGGCCATCCGCTCGTAGTTCTCGAACGGAAAGTCCACGCCGTACCCGGCGGTCTGCCAGTAAGGCGGGTCCATATAGTGGAAAGTGTGGGCGCGGTCGTAGCGCTCAGCGCATTCAAGCCAAGGGAGATTTTCAACGTAGGTGCCGGACAGGCGCTGCCAGGCGGCCGAGAGGTTTTCCTCGATCCGCAGCAGGTTGATGGCCGGGCCGGTGGTCGCCGTGCCAAACGTCTGACCAGAGACCTTGCCGGCGAAGGCATGGTGCTGCAGATAGAAGAATCTGGCGGCGCGCTGGATGTCGGTGAGGGTTTCGGGGCGGGTCATTTTCTGCCATTCGAACACTTGTCGAGAACTGAGCGCCCATTTGAACTGGCGAACGAACTCTTCGAGGTGGTTCTGCACGACGCGGTAAAGCGTGACCAGGTCGCCGTTGATGTCGTTCAGGACCTCGACAGGCGATGGCTGGGGCTTCATAAAGTAGAGCGCGGCACCGCCGGCAAAGACTTCAACGTAGCATTCGTGTGGCGGAAAAAGCGGAATGAGGCGGTCGGCCAGGCGGCGTTTGCCGCCCATCCAAGGAATGATGGGAGAAGACATAGATAGCAAGACCTTTACTGTATGGATAAACAGGTGCTAGGCTCGCCGCGCTTCGTGCACGGAGTAAGAGCCTTGGCTGGACTTGCAGGGGCAATCTGCGGGGACGGCGACCGGATTGGATGTTGACGCATCCACCCCGGTCGCTCTTTTTCACTTCGCTGTTGAGACTTCTTTGGCGTAGGCCTGACAGGCCGCTAGTGCGATCAGTCCTTGGTCGCCGGCATCGGTGATGCCGATAATTCGTTGAGCATGCGCTGGGTCAAGTTGGGCTCTTGCGGGGCCATGAACCACGCCGCCGGTGGCGGTGGTGGCTGGCACCGATCCGTTGCCGGCGCCAGTGGTGGCGTCGAGTAGGACTGACAGGCGCAGATCAGCAGTGGCAAGGCGGTCGCGCAGGCGACCTTGATCACGTTGGACATCGCTCAGGACTCGGTAATGGGTTTGTTCACTGGTTGCCAGGCGCTGCTCGAGCGCGAGGCGTTTGACTCGTTCGGCACGCTGCTGCGCGACCGAAGCAAGGGTTATCTGATTGAGCGTTTCGGTGTGCAGGCGGCTCTGTTCGGCTAGCTGGTTGCCATATCGCCATTTCTGGACTTGCCAGGTAATGGCCGCAGAACCACCGACCAAGACGACCATCAGCACGCTTTTTGCCAGCAGCCGATACGGCGCCGGGATCAGTTCGCCGATACGCATAGCACCGCCCTCGCCCGCTCCCATAGTTCGAGCCGGTCCTGCAGGCCATTGAGACCACCATTGATCCTGCGGGTGATCGTGTTGAACTCGTTTTGATCGGCCAGCGCGTTCAGCCCATTCACGGACCAGAACCATGCGGCCGACTCGGCGGCCCACTCCGGCAGCTCCAGCAGCTCAGGGGTGCGCAGCAATCGCTCGTCGCCGAACAACGCCAAGCTGCAGCGCAGATAATTGTCGTGGCCAGTGACTTGGATCAGACCGCGACCGCGATAACGCTGGCCATCTCCATCTGCCGCCGGGGTGTTGCCCAATTTTGCTGCCAAGTTACCGGTGTCGTACTTGCTCAGGTATTGATCACCGCCCAGTTCCCGCACGTACTGCAGTTGACCTGACTCATGGGCTACTTGGGCGATGAATGCCGCCTGCCGTTTGGGCGTGTTGATCTGCCGATTTGCCATCGCGACATTCAGTGCGGATACAAAAACGCCCGCTTGGCGGCGGGCGTTGGGCATGATGCGTTCCAGCTGTTGCTCGGTTATGGCCATACAAACTCCAGGCATAAAAAAACCGCACAAGGCGGTGATGGGGGATGTGTTGTGTTACGCCAGGCTGACGACCTTCACCGGCTTGTCAGCTTTCTTTTTCCTGCCCTTGCCCTTGGCCTTGGCTTTGCCCTTCTTGCCGCCGTTGCACTCGACCGTGGTCGACCAGCCCGCCTGGGTGTAGACCTGCTCCACCGAGTCGGCCAGGTACTCGCCATCGAGCCCAACCTTGAAGCCCTGGGCATTGATTGAGCGCTCGGCAAAAATGTCGGTGCGCCCGGGCATTTCAAACCGCACGCCGGCGGTCGATCGGTTGAACGCGGCCAGGCGCGCCTTGGCCGCTGCCTCGGCGGCAGTCTTGTTCGGGTGAATGTGTCGATCGGTATGCACCGCCGGCAGGCCGTCCGGCACGTCGTCGTTGTCCAGGGACACCACGTCGAGCTGGCCAGTCTTCTTGTCCTGATGCGTGGCGGCCACCGACTTGTGCGCATTGCGATCGCCAAGGCGGAATTGCCAGCGGCTGACGTCATGCCGGGTCAGGGTGATCACGCCAAAGGTCTTGCCGCTTGCGCTCTCGCCACCTTGGCGCGGCATCACCAACAACTTGCCGTCGGCGACCTTGGCCGTGCAGTCGTATTGCTTGGCCAGGCGCGTGATGAAATTAAAATCAGACTCGCTGATTTGATCGGCACGCTCGACCTTGGTGGCCACCGGGCACACCGGCTGCCAGCCATTACGCGCGGCGATATCGGCGAGGATTTTCGACAGCGGCACGTTTTCCCAACTGCCGCTGCGAATGGTCTTGCCGCTGCCGCGCATGTCGCTGGCCTTGCCCTGAATCACGATCGTGTCGGGCGGACCGGACACGGTAATTTCGTCCACCACGTAACGCCCCATGCGGGCCAGGGATGTCTCGGCGTAGCCCAGGTAGACCTCGATCCCCGCGCCACGGCTCGGCAGCGTCACCAGGCCATCGCGGTCGTCAATGCGCAACTCGAACTCGTCTGACTCCATGCCGGTTTTGTCGGTGGTGCGCAGCTGGATCAGCCGATCATTGATCAGGCTGGTGATGTCGGCCCCGTCGGCGACAATACGAAACATGGGCGTCATGAATTTTTTCCATAAAAAAACCCGCACGAGGCGGGTTAAAAGTAAGGAGCTTAACGAATTAAGCGATCACATCTTAGATCATCAATCCCATAGCGTTACCTGCTCTTCGATCGGCTTGGGCAGATCCGGCAGCACGATCAGCACACCAGCGCGGTACGGCTGGGCCTCATCGGCCAGGCCCTGATTGGCGTTCAGGACCGCTTCCACACTGCCGACCAGATGGCCATAGTAGTTATGGCAAATGGTGTCCAGCAGATCCCCGTCAGACGTTCTGCATGTCGTCGCCATAGCGCACAAACTCCAGAGTGAACCCTTGTTTACGTGGGATGCCGCCCTGCATCAGCGCGCTTTGCTCTTCCTCAAGGCTCTTTAGGCACCAGGTGCCCAGCACGTCGCCATAACCGGTGGTCAGGGTCAGCGGCTGGAGCTGGGCGCCGAGCGTACGCAGCGTGTCGAGCTGCTTCAAACCGCCCTTTAGGCCCGGGATGATCGCGCCCTTGAGGGTGATTTTCTCGTCGCCCATGCCGACCGCTTGCTGGGCCGGGCGCCGTGATAGGCGCTCTTGCGAGGCCCAACGGAATTCGGTCGAACGGCGCAGCTCATCAAAGGCGGCCGTGTCGAGGTTGAAGAAATACGGCGGCGCCTTGGGGTCTTGCGGCTGGATGATCAGCAGGTGCGGAAACGGCTTAACCGCCTCCGGCGCCGGCGTCTGATTCGTGGCAAAGGCCCCCGTGGGCACGATGTTGGCCAAGGCCGGACTGGCATTGCCGGCGATCTTGTTAATCGCCGTCGCCGCTTTCCCGGCCTGCTCCTTGAGGGTGCCCAAGCGCTCATCCATTCCCGACAGCGCCCGGGAGGTTTTGTTGTAGGTGGCCACCACCGCGCCGACCTTGGCTTGCGCGGCATTCACCCCGCGCATGACCCGCTGAAGCTTGGCGCCGACCACCGGGCCGACAAAGGGAAGATCCTCAAGCTCGGACGCGGCGCCGGTGATTTCGCTGATCGCGCCATTCATCGGCCCCAGCATGCCGTCCAGGCTGCGCCGTCCGGTCTCCCCCGCCGAGGCCAGGTATTTCAGCCCCGACTGTAATTGATCCAATGCAGGCATAAGCCCTCCGCGTTAAATGTTCGGCGAGTCGTACAACTTGCGGCTTTCCAGTTGCTGGGCGATGTCGCGTTGCTGCTGCTCCCAAAATGGACGTAATTGCTCCGCGAGCTGCGCCGGATCTTTCGCATCGCCCTGTACTGTTACCGTCAATGGCGCATGAATTTCCACCTTGGAATCGACCTTTACCCCTCCAGCCTCGGCCTTGGCCGGCGATGGCGCGGCCAACTTCGCCGCCGCGTCGGCACTGGCCGGCGGCAACATCATGGCGCGTGCCGCATCACCAGGCTGCGCCTCGACCACCGGCGCCGCCCGGCCGGGACTGGCCAACAGCGACACACCACTGGCGCCAGGCTTGGCGAACGACTGCACAATGCTGCCCAGCGCCGGCGGAATGTCCTTGCCGGCGTTGGCCATCATCAGCGGACCCGCGTCAGGCAGACGCTTGAGTGATTCGTCGGCACCAAACATCGTCTTGCCGAGCACCCCACCCAACAGATCGCCACCCATACCGCCCAGGGCGGCGCCGATCGCGCCACCCACCACCGTGCCGATCACCGGCACCACCGAGCCAATGAAAGCCCCCGCCGAAGCGCCGGCGATTGCCCCGGCCAAACCGCCCGCCGCACCGCCGTAGCCCTCGGCCTTTTCGTCCTGGGTTTCGGCGTTCTGGTAGGTGTCCACCGCCTTAAACATTGAATCAACCGCCGCAAAGATCGCCGGCCCCTTCACCCCCAGGCCGACACTCGCACCGCGACCACCACCAAACCGACCGCCCTTACCGCCCCTCTTGCCCTTGCCGCCGTCGGCATCGACGCCGGCACCATCCAGGCCACCGACCGGCATGTTGGTGACGATCACCTTTTGCGGAATGTTGGGATTGCCCCCCAGCGAACCGCGCCCGATGTTCAACAGGCCATTGGCGATCTTGAAGCTGCTAAACGCCGTCTGCGCGGCGATCACCGCTGCCACGGCCGCACCGATCCCCGTCACCAGGCGCGGCGATTCATCCGACAGTTTGCTCAGGCCCTGGGCAACCGACGTCAAACCACCGGCCACGGCATCCGTCACCGGGCGAAATGCGTCGCCGATCGCGCGCATGGCGTCATCCATGCCCTGCGCCATTTCTGCCCACTTCTGCGCCGAGGACTGGCGCCGCTCTTCCAGGTTCTTATCCAAGATCCCGCTGGCATTGGCCGACTCGTTTTTCAACTTGGCGTACAGATCCTTGTTCTGCATGTACGCCGTCAGCGCGC